GAGGTCTTCGCCAAGTTGGGAGAGGTCGCTAAGTTTTAGATTCCTCTCCCGTAAAAATGTACCTAACACGAACATACCAAACTTAACTGGTATGTCCGCATTAGCTATTTTTATTGTTTTCATGTTAGGTAATTTTTAAAATTATTTTGTAGTCTTAACAATAGCACCTGTGACTTCAAAAGAAGCTGAGTAGCTTGTATTTTCTTCTACGGCTGCGTTTAAATCCAATGATGTACAGATGGCTTGCATTGTAAACACATTATCTCCGCTGACATCGGTAGTAAATTTAATAGTTAGTGCTGTACCACTAATTAAATCGGTAAAAAGATCATCAAACAAATAATTTGTAGATGAATCACCAGGACCGGCATACAATGCCTCTGTGGAAAGTGTGCCAGATAACTGACCCTTTTTTACTTCTCTCCATCCTCCAGCTGCTGAATCCTTTGTTAAGATTTCACGCATGGCTGCGGAGATGTTCATTTGGCAGGATGTCGCGTAACCGATTGCAGTTGAATCTTTATACAAGCGCATCAACGTACCATTAATAATTCCAGTTGTTGCCATAATATTATTTTTTAGCTTTTGACAAATCTATATTAACATCTATTTTTTCCAATTCATTCTCATGCTCAAAATACTCCATAGGCATTGGCACCGGAATATAAATAGGTTGAGGTGCCTCTTGCACTTGTTTTTCTGGCATCTGCTCCACCACAAAGTCATCATCAAGATGCTCCGCAATGCCATCGGCAACAAGTTGCTTGCCAAAGTCGGAAAGGAATACTCCTGTTGCTCCGATTGGCTTTCCGTTCCAAGTTTTTATTAATCTTAGTTTCATAATTATCGTTTCATTCTTGCCATAAAATCAACTGATGTCCAATAAACATTTAATGTAGGATTGTAAACATTTGATTCGCTGGACATATATTTAATAGTTTGAACACTTATACCGTTTACTGTGCCTACAAATCTATCTAAGCTATTTCTGATGTTGTTTGCAAGCTCTTGCGTACTATCATAACTTTGAGTGTAACAGTCTATTTGTATTTGTACTTCTTCCAAATTACTTTGACCATCTTTAAAATCAATGGCAGTAGAGTTAATGATAGTGTAAACACAGAAGGGATATTGAACATCTTGAGGAGTTAAATCTGGATATATCTTTTGCCCAACAATCGCTATGACTGATGGCTCTGCGCTTAACCTTCCGTATATTACCTTTCCTATCATTCCCAAAACTTTTTAGGGTACATCATAACTAATTCTTTTGCCTCTGCTACCATCTTTGGATAAACAACAGATGCAGACATAGTTTTTGCTTTTAAGACTATTTTTTGCCTCCATGCTTTGGCAGAGCCGTAAACCATGTGAGCGTAAAAGCCATCGTATTTTTGTTCACTGTTTAAAGTAGAACCTATTGGCTGTGGAATGTAATGAGGCCCTATTGCTCCATTGTTCCACTTGTATTTTTTTAGTAATTGGCTTAAACCTTTAACAGACCTTTGGAGATTGCCAGGTTTAACTATATACCTATACTTACTATTACCATCAGACTTACCTACACCTTTAGCAAACGTACTTATTTTGTGTTCTTTTTTAGACACAGGAATAAGCGACTTATATATATTTATCGCAGCAGGCATTGCGGCATTGATAACATCCATTCTTTTATCAACTGTTATCTTTGATAAGATGTCATCTAATTCAAGTACGCATTCTGCCAAGCCATTAGCAAACAAGCCTCTTCTTTTAGCGCCTGTTCCGCTTGCTCTTCTTAACCTTGATATTTGGCTCTGCGTAATGTAAGTCATTGTAAAATTTTAATTAGGAGAACACCTAAGCATTCTCCTAATATTTATGCAACTGTTAAGGTTAATGCAGATATATTAAATTTCACCTCATCACCTACTGCAATCGCTTTACCAGCCGTTGGAGTTAATGCACCATAGAATAGTAAATCTCCTCCTGTTGCAGATGAAAACACCGCTACAAAAGTGGCAGTAGCCGCAGCCGTTGCACTTGATGTAATAGTAAATGCAGATGCATTTGTAATAGTACCGTTACCTCCAGTTCCTCTTGTCCATGACCCTGTGCCAGATGCAACAGTATATCTTGAATATAAGGCACCAGTTCCCGAACCTGCATCGGTTGGATCTTGTGAATACAACTGTACAAAAGTTGCAGTAGGAGCAGCTGCAAAGGTTGTACCTGCAATCCATCCTGTTATTTGGTCTTCCAAATAATTTGAAAAAGCACTCATAGTTTATTAGTTTAAATTATTTAAAATTAGTTCTCTCTTTTTGTTTGTCTTATCCACTCTAAGCACATCGTTTAAATACTCCCTTCCCTCCTTCACTATCGCCTCTCTGTCAAAGTCCTTGTTTTTTACTGCCTCCATGACATCGCCAAAGTTGTTATACTTTATCACACCTGGAATGTTATACTCTGGTATGCCCTTTGGCGCAATAGTTACACCGCCAGCGACTAACATCTCAATGGCAAATATATTACTCTTTGCAAAGTTGAAATCGTTTTTGAGTAACGGAAATAAACCATAGTGACATTGGCTATTGTTTAATGTTTCAAAGTAGCCAAACAAAGAACTATTCCATTCCTTTGTTTTTACCTTCGGGAACAAGTGAGCCATGATAAAATCCTGTATGCCAAGCATGGCAACATCGCAGCTCTCATCTTCCGCTAACTCATTTATATAACTTGCTATGCTGCCAATGTCATCCAAGTGATGCATTGAACCGCGCCAAATAAATCTTATCTTATCTTCTATTTTAGGTACTGGCATAAATGGCTGAATGATTGGATTCCATCCATTATTTATAACTGTGCTTGCAATGCCTTCGTGATATGGCATATAATACTTTTGCAAGGCATCAGTAGAATAAATAATATGGTCAGCAAAACCAAAGCAATCTTCCACCGTTTTACGCATTGCCTCATGGCTTAGTCCAACGTGTGCAGGATTAGTCCTTGTTGTTTCATGTAGATTATCGTCATGGTCAATGATAATCTTTTTGCCCATTCTCTTACACTCCCTTAGCATTTCAAAGTAAGCCATGCCATTAGGAGACTTAGCCACTACAACATCAACATCCATTAAATCATACCACTTTGCCGATTCAATAGCAAGGTATCTAATATCATGCCCCATGTAGGCATAGCAGCCAACAGTTCTGTAAAAGTCGGTAGCAGGAGAGTTGATGTTTGTAAAAATGGCTATTTTCATTGTGTTAGGTTTATTTCTTCCCAGTTGCCTGTTTCCTCATTCCATGTGTATATTTTACCATCGTTTGGATAAGGAATTGGCGATTGCCAAAGGCAACTAAATTCATCTAATACCCATGAAGGAAAAGGTTTAGGTGGGATAAAAGCATCCCTTATACTATCGTAATAATAGCCTATTCCTGCATAGTTTTTTCTAAATGCCTTGCTTTGGTCAAGGCTTGGTGTATTATTGTTGGCTTGATAATGGATGCCGCCACGCGTAGAGTATGATGTTCTTTTACATTTTAATCCTTTAAATTGTGAATACCAATTTTCCCAATTTTCAGAAGAACCTCCAACCATTATACCATTATCATTTTGATATATGCCTTCATCAACACCAGATATTACTGATATTACAAAATTATTTTCATTAAGAAATGCGTAATAAGCCATATAATTTTAGCTAAATGATATATTTCCAGTGCCATTAGTTATAACTTTATAACTATAACTTCCATCAGTACCTGTCGTATCTGCAGTTAATCCAGCTCCAACGGTAATAGTTGCGCTTGATGTTAACCATCTTACTATTACAACGCCTCTACCTCCTTGACCACCAGAAGCATTATCTGCAGTGGAATTTCCTCCACCTCCTCCACCTGTGTTTACACTTCCACTTGTACCATTACCTGCACCTCCACCACCTGTTCCTCCAGAACCAAAATTAGAAGATGATACGCCTCCGCTTGTACCACCTCCTCCACCGCCACCAGCTCTTGTAACTGAATTTCCAGTAATTGATGAACTTAAACCATTTCCACCATTTCCGCCTTGAGAATTAGCATAAACTCCAGATGCTCCACTTCCAACAGCAGAAGCACCGCCACCGCCCGAACCACCAGCGTTAAGTACATTTGCTTCTGTGCCACCATTATTACCTTGACCAGATGTCGCAGTTCCTCCACCTGCGGAAGAATTACCTCCATCTCCACCGCCACTTCCTCCATTGCCACCACCATTACCATACGCTGCACCAAAACCACCTCCATCAGATATTATTGTATCTAATTTTGATAAAACTCCAACAGAACCATTATTGTTTGAATTTCCTGAACCGTTTCCACCCGAACCACCGCCGCCAATTTCAACAGTATAATTTGTACTTTTTGTTAATGTAGTTGTACCTGTTAAATAACCACCTGCACCTCCACCGCCACCGTGTTGTCTACTACCTCCTCCACCGCCACCAGCAATAACAAGGTAATCAACAGATACAGTATTTGACACTACATCCAATGTCGCACTCGTCACCGTTGCCGCTCCCGTGACGCTTGCCGCTACATTGTCAACTGTGGTTATGGTTGCAGCCGTTGTGCCGTTTGCAGTTAAAGAACTTTCAAGCGTTGCTGTTCTAAACAATTCAGCATTTGTTACAGAGCCAGCAGCCATTAATGAAGATACAAATGTAACTCCGATACCTGCCTCAACACTTGTCTGTGCTGTTGCAGTCATTTCTGCAGAGATAATCCTTGTTATTTGTGCCTCAACTGTTGTTTGAGCCGTAGCATTTAATTCCGCATTGACTGTATAGGATAATGTAGCATCTGCCGTAGTGTTAGCCGTAGCAGTTGCAGCTGCGTTTACTGGTATGGTTAACTGTGCTGTACTTTGTGTGTTAGCCGTAGCAGTTGCACTTGCCTCAATTACTTTGGTAAGCGTAGCGTTTAATTCTGTGGTTGCACTTGTGCTTGAACTACTTTCTAATGTAACTGTACGTTTAATTTCAGCCGAAACAGTGCCTAATCCACTTAATGCAGCATCCACACTAACCAAACCTTGCGTTACTACATCAACATCAGCCGATGTAGTAGCATTGGCATTTAATGTACTTATTAAAGTTTTGCTCACTAAAGCATCGCTTACTAAAGTAGCATTTGCATTTAGTGTACTATCTATATTTATAGCTTTAGTTACTGCAGCAGCTAAAGTGCCGTTTGCCGTAACATCGCTATTAATTGGTATCACTTTTGTAGCATCAGCAGAAAGATTGCCAGATGCAGAGAGAGAAGCCTCCACCAAGACTTGACCTTGTTGGCTCACTGTTAATTCAGCGTTCGTCGTTGCTATGGCATTCATAGCAGCAAGCACATTGTGTATCACTTTAATATTAGATGATAGACTGGCATTAGCTGAAAGGATGGCAGCAACGGAAACACCGGTAAGAATATAAGAGTCGTAAAACTCACCTTGAAAACTTATAAATCTTCTATCGTGACTTACCTTTATATTTCTTACTTGATATAACTTCTCATTCCAAATAATACGACTTTCTTCGTCTATGCCTGTCGTATATCTTATAGTAAAGTCGCTTATATTTTTAGCAGTATTCTTTCCATCAATCACAGTTTCATTGGATGGAGGTAACTTGCTTTCGGCATTTGCCCAAACGGTAGTTAAATCTGCCCATGACTCGGAGGCATAGCCTGTGTCTGATTTTGAACGTGTGACATTTTGGATAGTAATCCTGTCACGCATTCGACCAATAATTTCATTTTTGTTATACTTCATTTAGAAATATTGAACGCGATATTGGTCAAGTAAATATTGAGATGCAGTAGGTAATTTTCTAACGTAATCTTGCCTATTCTCGTAGGTATCGGCTATCATTAATAAGATAGCTTGTCTTATCTGAAATGGCACACCGCTACTTTCTGTGTCGTAGCCTGCCGTATAAGTAATCGTTACATCGTTTATATTACCGTAAAGTGTAGGCCATGTTTTCCCGTAAGCAAGAGAAAGCCGTGCTGGTTTACTAAATGTGTCAACGACATAGTCTGTCGCTGCAAAGGTTTGCGTAGTATTTTGGCTATCTGCGTACTGGAAATTAGTAACAGCAATAACTGGAGATACACTAAGGTAAAGAGTTGGATTAGATAACCTATCAAACTTCTCCGTTATTGTTTGTGTGATTAATGCTTGGTTTAAATAACTCTCTGCCACCATCCTTGCACCTTTTATAAGAGTATTTAACATTGAATCTTCGTTAGAATCATCAATCTTTAAATAGCTTTTTACCTCGGCAAGTGTCCAAGGTTCATTAACAGGTGCGGTAGTTACTTTCCAAGCCATTTGTTTATATTTTAAAATGGAGGACTATATTTCAAGTCCTCCAGATTAGATCCCCAATGAAATTACAGATTCTTTAGGTGCTTAATTGCAGCCGTATTAAGCAATTTGCCATCATAACGAGCATACATTAAAAAACCTATTTCCATCTCATCCATGAAACGCTCACGCAATGGCACAAGGACATTGTTGGCAACGGCACGGATTATATACTTGCTCCAATCTCCAAAGTAAATAATTTTTGCATCAGCAGCCTGTGCAGATGGTAAATCATTGTTCACAAAGAAATTGTAACCAAGCAATCTGTCTGGTGTACCTTCTCTCAATGATGGTTGGAATAATGGATTATTTGCAGTATCAAAGTTTAGCTTTCTAACCGCGCTCAAAATTTGGTCATGCATCATAAATGCAGCAGATGGTGAGTTACGGTAAGCAATATCAACAGAGTGAACAAGGTCAACAAGATTAGCAGCAGTAAACGCGCCAGTAGATGCAGATTCTACACCGGAAGGTGCAACATCTTTAAATCCTGTTGGTTTACCTGATCCATCACCGGTAGTAAATGCAGTGTTTAATGCTCTACCTAATCTCTCGCCTAACATAATTGGTAACTCACTGTTTAATAGACCAAACTCGTCATTTGCCCATTCAACAGATACTTTAACCAATGTGTTACAAACGTGAGCTGCAAAAGTTTCACGAGTAAATGTCATATCTTGAACAGTTACCGCTCCACCTTCTGTGTGCCAGTTTGCAGATGTACCAGTATCATTTACCTTTGGCCAGTACAAAGTACCTGCTTGAGGAGTCGTTATAATACGGCTAACCTGTAACATTGGGCCGTAGTAAGCCATTGTTCTTTCCAACTCATTTGAGAATTGGTAGGGAATAACATAACCACCAGCCAAGCCAGTCTCGGCAGTTGTAATAGTAGCAGTACCACGCATTTCACGAAGCAAGTTACTTTCTTTGTTATTCAACTCTCTCTTTGCAATAGCCTTCATGAATGCAGAGTGATACTCTGGAGATTTAACAATCTCTCTTTTGTCAGTTGGCAATGCAGCAAGTGTGTCTTCAATAACACTAACTCCTCTTGTTTCAGAGTTAATTTCATTCCATCTTTCTAAACGAGAAATCTGGTCTGTATAACTTTTAAAAGAGACATCAGCTGCATCCCATTGTGCAGACTCATCAGATGACATTAATCTACCTTCTGATGCGGCTCTTTTTTGTAGGTCTTCCATTATTGCGTAATCGGAAGCCCGCTTTTCTCTTAATTCCTTTGCAGTCATTATTTTGTTTTTAAATTTAATAAGTGCAGGGCATTCCTGCGTAATTCGTTCTGTATATTAATTTCAGATTTTACTGATATGTCAATAACACTTTGTAATTCATCATCTACCTTTCCTGCTATCTGCTCATAGCTGCGCTTTGCAACCATTGTGTCTGGATTTGCTGGATAAGTAACAGGAGAAACATCATATACTTTCTTAATGCCTTTAATTATTCTTTTTGGTTTCATACCTGCTCTTTCCTCCCAGTCTTCTGCCTCAACACTAAAAGCAAATGATGATTGATAAACATCACCACGTTTAACCATCTCTAAAAGATCATTACCTAAAGTAGTGTTTGGTGCCTCAAATTCATATTCCATCGCATTACCAGTAACCTTTAATTTTAAGGTACCGGATTTAGTCCTTGCCAAAACCATGTTAGCATCGTGATTAAACAATGCTACTACATCTGTCATATCTGAATTGGTAAATACATCGGAGGTCATTTCTTCATCATACCAACCCATATCGTAGGCAGAGTTAAACACTGTAGCAGTGCCTACGATGGTGCGAGATTCTGGCATAGCCCTAAACTCATAATTTATACTTCTCTTTTCCATTGTTTCTTCTTTTGACCTTTCGTCCATTATTTTATTAGCTGTTCTTTCTGCCCAGGGCAACATCGTTGAACCACCCCAAGCGTCATACATGATTGAACCGCATATTTCATTATCGTTATCATCAAAATATTTGCCTTGGTCATATACCTTGGCTCTACTTAAAAAACTATAAGTGCGTATCACTTCATCGTCCGAAAGTTCTTGTCTGCTTGACAACTGCTTAGCTCTTGACCAGCCCACGGAAGTTCCACACTGGCTACCATTATCTTCTTTATGCTGCAATGCTTTCTTTGCGGCATTAGTTGCTGACTGTGGGTAATTACTGTACGGCATCGGTTGTAGGTTCTATCTTTATGTTAGATGCAAGAGGCAATTCATAACTATCTCCACCTGGATAAGGATTCATGTTTTCCTTAATTCTTATTTCATTAGGTGACATGGCTAACACATTGCGCATAGTTGTGTAATAAGATGATCTTGCAGCAACATCTCCACGGAGTAATCCATCAAGATTAAAACGTGTACAATAAGTGTACTTTTCTGCCTCAAAAAATATCTTACGATTAAACTCTGCCTCTATCGTTTCGCATAATGGCATAATGGTGTAGTTAACAAACATTTGGCTCAACTGCTCCATGTTGCTAAAAGTTGCCTTATCCATATCTTCTAATAAAACACCTGGTACACCTGTTATACGAGCAATGTCTGATATAGTAGCCTTCTTAGTTTCATTAAAAGCTGCATCATTAGGATTAAGACCTACTTTCTGAAAGTCCATGCCTTCCTCTAAGATGGCAGTGCCTCCAGCATTTTGACTGCCTCCAAAAGCACGATTGAAAGAAGATTTTAATCTGTCGTATGCCTCATTCGTTAACTTGCCAGGATGCTTTAGCACTCCATTTAAGTGTGCGCCATTCTTATAAAAGTTCGCACCGTAATTTCTATTTGCTAAAGCTAAGCCGTAGTTATCTCTATGAAGGTCTGGCATAATAAAACCATCAATACCATTCCATGAAAGGTTAGGTATGTGTATGATGTTATCAGAACTATACTTCTTGTTATTCTTTTTATTCTTAAATAGTAACTCGCCTCTGGTATTATAGTAACTTTCCATTTGCGTAGGATCAAGTATCAAAAGACTTGTAATCCTTTGGCTATTTGCATTTCTGTTAATAGCAGCGTAAAATACACCATGGCTCAAATAGTGAAGCACTAATGTTTTATAAAAGGTGTGAGCTGTATAAAACTGTGAAGGCTCACGACTAACTATCTTATAATTAGGATGCTCTTTTGCTATTCTTATGCTCTCATCAACTCCTTTTTCAATTATATCAAAAGGTAAAGAGGCAATAACACCGCCAAGTATTTGAGTAGCACGGTAAAAGGCAGGAAGACCTATAATTGAATATTCATCTACCGCAACACCAGCAGCAGATCCACGTTGAAACAATGCGCCTAATGTATCACCATTAATAGGTGTACTTGGATTTTCAATACTTGCGCGAGTATTAGAAAAAAAAGACCGCATGGTGTTAATTATTCCCATGCGGCAAATATAAACCAGATTAGTATGAAGTTATAAACCTTGAGTAACAGACTAAACAAACTTCATGTCCATATAATTACTTTTCGCTTTGCGAAAGCTATTATACGTTGTGTACTTTTCATCAAGACCTAATTCTTCTCTTTCTTCCTCCAATTTCTGCCATGCCTCTTGATGTGTTTTACATTCTCCCGATAATTCATAAAACCTATGAAAATATCCCGATGTTGAATTAATCTGTCTAACCTGTTGAGCGTACTCATGCTTTCTCATTAAATTCTCCATAATTAAAAGGTTTTTATTTTAATTAGGTACATTTTATAACATCAATAATCCTCCTTCCCTTTCCTTTCCCTCGTATATCGTTGGTCTATCACCTTGCATTATTTGTGCGTAGGCCATAACCATCGCTACCGCTCCATCTACCTTCTCTGTACTCTTCGCTTTATCTATCTTTATATTGCCAGCAGGATCAAGTCGCAAAATAACATTGCTCATCATCCATTCTAATACTGGATTGCCATCGTGCGTAATTTCATGAGATAAAAACAACTTTTCTACCTCCTTGGTTGGTGCAGACATAGAAATAAAACCTTGCCCGAATGGTTTCATAGTTGCGCCATCATTTGTTAATTGGATAACAAGTTGACTGGCATTCCATCTATCAAAACAAATACATTCTATTTTATACTTAGCCGTTATTTCTATTACTTTATTCTTTATAAAATCGTAATCAGTTACGTTACCATCTGTCATAGTTAGATGTCCATCTTGCTGCCATTGCAGATAAGGTACACCATCACTAAGCGATCGCTCTCTCACATTATCCTCTGGGCAAAAGTAATAAGATTTAATATGAGGCTTAGATAATCCTTCTTGCACCGGAAAACAAAGTACAAGTGCGCAGATGTCACGCGTGGAGGCAAGGTCTAAACCAGCAAAGCATTTCTTATTATACAAAGTAGCATCATCAATAAATAACCTGGTTGCATCAATGTAAGACTGGGAAATCCAAACGGAGGAGGTAGATGTCCATACATTTAGATTTTTAGTCATGAATTGTATTTGCTTTGCTGCCCCTTCGTTTAATGCCTTCTGGTATTGATTGTCCATGTAGTCCATGTAAGGAGTTACACCAAGGTTAGGATTGCTTTTTGTCCAATTATTTTTATCTTGCCAGTCATCGCCTTCATCAAGACAAAATAGTAACGGAAAAACAGACTCATCTATTTTTCTTTTCTCCAAAATGTCAACCATTACCTTTCTGTACATATAGCAGGGAGATTCTCTATTAAACCCAGCAGTAGTTGTTATTAGAAGTAATGGTTGCAATCTTGATCCCATGCCTGTTTCCATGACTTCCAATACATCGCTTGTTTTATGCGCGTGATATTCGTCAATAATGGCACAATGTGGATTAAGACCATCTAAGGTATCAGCATCGGCACTAACCGATTCAAATTTAGTATTTGTCGTAGGTACATTGCAGTTATACTTTAAAACATTAACCAACTTGTTAAATGTCTTAGAATCATTCTTTAAATTCTTTAAAAATACTTTAGCAGTATCAAATGCTATCCTCGCTTGATCCCTTGTTGTTGCAGCTGTGTACACCTCCGCTCCAGTTTCATTGTCTAACAGAAAACAGTAAACTGCAATCGCAGCAGCTAACTCCGTTTTGCCATTCTTCCTTGCAATCTCAAGGTAAGCCTTGCGGAATCGTCTGCCACCAGTCTTTTTCTGCCATCCAAATAATACTTTTATAAAAAACTCTTGGAAAGGTTGGATGTTGAATCGCTGCCCGGCAAACTCGCCTTTCGTGTGTCGGAGAGCAGAAATAAAGGAGAAAGCCCTGGTTGCCTTCTCCTCTGAAAACACATACTCCCAATCGTTATTTTTTAAATCAGCTAAATGCCTGTCAACTGCCAGCCTTGCATAGTTGCCTAATATTAAACGCCCCGAAACAACATCCTCAATAAATTTCATTTAGGTGTTTTAATTTCTATGGCAATAAATCTAAATAAAAAAAGAAAGCTAACAAAGCCAACTGCCTCTAAGTAATCAATAAAATCAAACCAAAAGAATTTGACAAACAACCAATTCCATAAATAGTAAAATGGAACGGCTAAACCTGTTACCATTATAGTCATAACAATGATAAAGGTCAATGTTTCAAAAATACTTTGTTTCATTAGTTCATTTTTAAAAGTTTAGCTATCTCATCGTCTTCATCTTCGTTACTATCTCTAAAATAGTCCAATTTTAAACGGCTGCCAGGATCAAGGCCTAAACTCTTGCTAATCTCCAAAAACATATCCATACTTTGCTTAAATGCAGTCCATTCTGCAGAAACTTGCCTTGCACCGTTTGGATGCACCATAACTGCACCGGCAACTGCAAGAACCTCGGCATTGTAAAGCAAATGGCCAATAGCACGCGTAGCAATGCTCAAAAAAATGTCATCAACGTCCTTGCTTGCCTTGTGGGCTTGGAGATGGTCTTTTAATTTCTCATAAATCTTTACCTCGTCCTCGTTCAGTTTCAGCAGCGATCTGCCGACTGGAGAACCGGAATAGGATTTAATCCTGGATGGTATCAAAGTACCTTGTAATTCTTTTGCTTTTAACGATTTTGCTCTCATTTGTTTTGCTTTTTTATGCTTTGTTTAAACCCCCCTTTTGGGCATTGATTTGATGTGCTTACATTTGCACGACATGATAATTGGAATTTCAAGGTAATTTTGCTTATGCCCCCGTCTTTCCATGCTCTATCCTCCTTGTCAGCGCCTTGCTTACTCATGCCAGTTGCAGTTGTAACTGTGACCCTTGCGGAATGTAACCTGTAAAGTCTATCTCTATTTGACCGTTGTTTCTTTTGTAATCCAGTAATATCTTATCGCTCTTAATAGTATTGCATGATCTACATAACAAAGTAACATTATCATAAGTATGTGAACCACCTTTTGATTTAGGTATAATATGGTCTAATGTTGCTGCATTAGATTGGTTATAGTTATCCTTATTAGGATGAATACATTTAACACCACATGATGTACATATATACTTATGTTTCATGTAAACAATCTTTCTGTTTATAGGCTCATACTTATTACCATACTTCTTAGCCCATTGTTTATCTTCTTTAATCCTTTTATATTTATGTCTATACTTATATCTTTCTAATTTTTTATTCTTTAATATCAAATCTTTAACACATTTATCTGAACAATATTCATTAAATCTTGCAACAACCCCTAAGTTATTTAACTTTGTATCTATGCCATACTCTTTATTACAATGTTTACATACTGATGTATAGTTATAAGCATCTGTATATTTTTTTATAAGTTTACATTTACTACATAATTTATCTCCATATAATCTAACATCATTGCATTCTATACAATATATATTAGAGTATTGACCTTCTTTGTTTTTAAATTTATAATAATTAATTCTTTCTTTATACTTATCACTTTGTTCATATTTTTCCCGTGCTAATTTTAAAACATCAGGATTTTCCAACCTTTTTTTTTCTTGATATTTCCTATCTATTATCCGTTTATTTTCCTTTGCCTTTTGACTCCTTACAGTATTTCTATTTCGCTCATTACTACATTCACGACAATGCGTTCTATCACTATTGCCACGTTGTATATAATTGCAATTATGTTTATCACAAAAAGTTTTTCTTTGACACATATTATCTTAGGTTATCATTATTCAACCGCTTCCTCTGCACCATCTGTGCCAGCCATGACACCACATCAGCCTTGTCCTTAGGTAGTATCTTTGCGTCTGCATCCATGTAGATAGGCACAGGTGCAACACCAGAGTTCTCGAATGCAGACTTGGTATCATGGCAAGACTTACATAGTGCTAAGAGGTTGCCTAAGTTATACATAGAACCACCACGCGTGATAGGTATCATGTGATCAACACATCCCTTCCTATCACCTGGTGTTATGTCAACCATTTCACCTAATACCAAGCACACCTCACACAATGGATTGGCACGTCTATAGTTCACGCTAACCTTTGTCCATGCACTGTTATAGTTACCTTGCTCACCAGATGGCTTGCGCTGCAATTTAGCCTTATTAATAGTTGACTTTATGTACTTAGGTATGTATGGCATCTATAGTCCTTTAAGTATCTTGTATCTTGTTTGATTAAGTAAGTCTATGTGTAACACTTCATTAAGATACTTCCTTCCATCCTTAACGAGAGATAGCTTATTAATGTTGCCAGATATAATAGCTAAGATAAGGTCAAAGAACTGGTGTGGTGTATCGTAAGACATTACTCCAGGTATATTAAACTCCTTAAAATATACATCAGCTAAGACTGGCATACCATTAGCAAGACATTCAATAGCAAAGATATTAGACTTACTTTCATTAAATTCATTCCTTACTAATGGATAGTAACCATAATCGCCTTCTATCCTTTGCATAAATGTAAAATAAATAAACATACTATTCCATTCCACAAAGTTAGCCTTCTTGCTAAAGTCGTACATCATGAACTTAGGCATACCAAAGAAAGTAAACTCTGTATCTAATTCCATAGCCTTGTTAAGCTGCTCCTTTATGGTATGTAAGTCAGCAAAGTGTGTGCTGCCACCACGCCAAACAAACCTTGGAGGATTGTGTTGCTCTTCCACCTTTATCATAGGTAGGTCAGTATGTGACCATCCATTAGGAATAACAAACATAGGCTTATCATGGCTCAAAGGTTTATATAAGTCATATAACTTTTGAGTAGATACTATAATAACATCAGCAAATATAAATGTGTCTTGTATTTGCTTTTGCACTTGAGGATTGCTAAAGTATGCAGATGCAGGATTATCTTCTGGCACATTTAATAAGTGATCGTCAAAATCAATTATAACAGCCTTTCCCATTCTCTTTGCATCTGCCATGATACCAAGAGAGGCAGTTGAGTTAGGACGCTGAATAATTACTATATCAGTATTATAGATGTCATACCAGGCTGCTTTTTCTTGTTGGCAGATAACTAATTCAAATTTCTTTTGCAATGCAAGACGAGAGAAAGGGCCTATTGTCCTGTAGTAATCAGTCGCTTGACTCTTCGAAGATGTAAATATAGTAGCCTTCATTTATTGTTTTTTTGCCAATCTGCACATAGATAATTAATAATCTCAACCAATGGCATCTTCTTTCCAGCTTTTGCCGATAGTTTAATTTGTGTAATAATAAGATTACGATGTGTAACCTCATCTAATAACACGCTTTTCTTTTTTTTCGTTAGTACATCCATTTTTTTATATTATTTATGCAAAGTTATACAATTTTATATATATTTGCAAATAAAAAATAATTATGATAAAATTAATCGTTTCTGGACGCGTTGGACAAGACGCAGAATTAAAGACAGTAGGAGATACAACTGTATGCTCTTTTTCTATTGCCCACACCGAAAAGGTCTATGGACAAACACCTGGAGAAAAAACTATTTGGGTAGGTTGTTCTGTATGGGGAGAACGAGCTGTTAAACTTGCGCCATTTATTACAAAGGGAACTTACATTGTCGCAGAAGGATCTGGCACGGTAAATTCTTACATGAAAAACGGTGAGCCTGTTGGCATGATAAACTGCAGAATCACATCTTTAGAATTTGGAGGAAAGCCAACCGCAGAAGCTACTCCTCACACCGCTACTCCGCCAGTAGGTAAATTAGACCTTGGCGAAGATTTGCCATTTTAAACAACATTTATAAACCAATTAGTATGAAAAACAATCAATTTGAATGGGAAATATACTCTCCCATCACTCGCAGACGCAACATCTTTAAATTTATCCTCCTCGGCATTTCCTTCTGCCTTTCCATGTACATTAGCAGTTTTGCAGGAGGAAGCTACCGCGCACAGAACTCTGCGCCTAATCCAGCAAAGGAATATCCGCAGGAGAATACTGCTATTATTAATGTTAAGAATCTTCCTGGCAATACCATTAAGAACATGGAGAAAGATGAGCTGTACGATTACATGGATGCAGTAGGATTCCAAAGATTGAAGGGAAAGTCATTAGTAGATTTAAGAAGGATTTACTTAGGCTTTATGTACGATGATTTCTTTTACTCCATGCACAAGAAAACCAACCTTCCAATATCTGTTATCTATGCTTTCTTTGTTATTGAGGCTACCAATAATGGATTAGAAAGTAAGCTAATGTTAAAAGCACTTAATCCGGGAGGAATAAAGTACACAGGTAAAGGAAGTAAGATAAAAGCAATGGATGATTGCTATAGGGGAGGAAAGAAAGTACCATGTGACTTTCAAGCGTACAATGATTACCAGTCGATGATAGATGGATGGGCAAGCGTTATGAATCTTCCAAGGTATAAAGGTTGCAAGAAGTATATTTATAGTAAATACAACAGAGGCATGAAGCCAAAGGAGATAGTTGATAACATCTGCAAATGCTTTTACAAGTCTGGCTACCATACAAGTAATTTATGGAAAGTCAGATCTAATTTATCAACAGAATATTGGACAGTAAAGACATCTTTTCCTAATTTAGAATATTAGACAATGAAATTCTTAATTTATTCTTTTAATTACGATTGGAAAAGCGGAGGCAACCAAGTTTTGCACGACTTAGGTAAAATATTATCCAAAGATTACACTACTTATGTTTTTGGAACTACAACTGTTTTTGATTCAAAAGCTATTTGTGTAAATATCGACAAAGCAAAAGAAATTGCTTTTCAAGATGATGTTATTACCATTTATCCGGAAGTTATATCTGGCAATCCATTTAATGCTAAAAATGTAGTAAGATATGTTTTATACTATCCAGGATGGCACGCTGGAGACAAGCAATATAGTAATAATGAACTTATTATTACATATAATAACGAGTATGTAAAAGATACAAAATATGACAATGCTTTTGTTTTAACTGTCTTAAATCCTAAATTAAATATTATGAGCAATCATAATAAAAAAAGAAATAAAATAGGATTACTTGTAAGAAAGTGCAAAGATTTTGACTATAAAATGAATTTATTAAATCAGCACAAACATTTATTAAAATTACCTGTCATTAGTATTGATGATGAAATTAATAAGTGTACAGATTTAAATAATTTAAGTAAAATTTACAACACTATAAGTTTGTTTATTAGCTTTGATCCTCATACCTATCATAGTACAATGGCAGCCTTATGCGGTTGCACCAGCGTGGTAATTCCTTCCAAAGAAATATCAAGTGAAGAATTTTACAATGTCACAAAATACGGAGTTGCTTATGGTTTTGAAAACATTGATTTTGCAAAATTAACTTATAGTAAAATGATTGATGATTTAAAACAGATGGAACAAAACACATTTACCCAGTGTGATAAATTTGTTGAATTGGTTAAAAGTCATTTTATAAAAAGTTATAATCATGGGCAAGATTATTAAAAAAAGTGTTAAGCTCCGTTACAGAGATGAGGAAATAGACTTTCTTAAAACCTATTACCCATTTATACACAATGAAGATTTATCCTTAATGATGGGCAGAACATCTGTTTCTATCGGAGTAGCAGCCAGTAAACTTGGTATTAAGAAGTGTAAAGGATTTTTATCTTTAAATATGCGTCGTGTATCTGGAATAGGTAGAATAAAATCACCTTTTAGAAGCACTTGTTTTAAAAAAGGCTTTACCCCTTGGAACAAAGGCAAACATCTAAGCCCAGAACACCGTGCAAGGTTAGTGGAATCAAGTTATGTAAAAGGTAACATCCCTTACAACTACAAGCCTATTGGTACATTAAGAAATTTAGGTCAATACATTGAGATTAAAGTAGACCACGGCAAATGGCTTTCCCTTGCCAGGCATAACTGGGAACAAGTCCACGGACCAGTGCCCAAAGGCTACGTTGTTTTCCGCATGGATGGCAAGATAGACAATAATAACCTTGACAACCTCTGCCTTATGTCACGCGGAGAACTGGCAGTGCTTAACCGATGGACAAGCCGTGTTTCGCCAGAGTTAAGGGAGGTGCAACAATTAGTTAACCAAATTAAAAGAATAACAAATGAGACTCACAAAAGACGAAGCTCGAATATTAGCAGAAGCAATGGAGGAGTATAAGTACAAAGTAGTAGAAAATCCTCATTATAAAGAATTAGGAGTGTTCAATAAACTGCATGATTTGCAGTACAAATTAGAAATGTTTGGCGATGATAAACGCAGAAATGGCAGAACAAGCCAAGATAATTTTAACGACTTAATTAAAAGATTAACAAAATGAAGAACAAAATCAGCGACCTCCGCAACCACCTATTCTCCGTTCTTGAAGAACTAACCGATCCAGACTCAACATACGACATTGCCAAGGCCAAGGTTGTGGCAGATGTTGCACAAGTGATTATAAACTCTGCAAGCGTTGAGAACCAGTATTTAAAAATAGTGGGAGGTAGTCATGGCAGTGGTTTCATAGAGGATAAGAATGAGGTCAAACAAATTTCGGAAAAGAATTAAATAATGTTTTATATTTGTGTATTCTTTTGAATGGTGTGAAGGTCACTCAAAGGAACAGAGGCAATCCGCATTGTTTCAACTAACCCAGCATACCTTCACGTGCTGGGTTTTTTTTTGCTAAAAATTTATAATGAATAAGGTAAACAACAAAATAAAGGAAAACTTTACAACTATTCCTAATAGCGTTATAAGGAATAAGACACTTTCCGACCGCGCCCGATTCCTCTTTTGCTACATGGCATCCATGCCCAATGATTGGCAGTTTTATCAATCTGCAATGGCAAAGGAATTAAATTACAGTAAGGATACTTTAAGAAAGTACATGGAGGAATTATTAGCAACTGGATACTTAATAAGGGAACAAAGGAGAGAAAAAGGTAAGTTTGATTCCTATGATTATACTATCAATTTTTCACCGTGTATGGAAAATACCGACACGGTAAAAAACGGCAGCGGAAAAATACCGAATCGGGAAAAGTCGACAGTAACAAATAAAGACTTTGAACAAAGAAAGAATAATACAAATAAAGACTTTAACAAAGGTTGTGAATTTGAAAATCCACTCCCCAAAACAAAAATTAAAAATCCTTTCTCTCGCCAGGCTTACCATGATTCTCTGAACACTGACTCTGACCCAAAAGAAAGTTGCGCTAAAGAAAAGGTAGAACGAGAGCCCTCGGAAACTTACCTCTGCTTTACCGCTTTCGCCTCCACCTATGAACGGCTTGCAGGTGTTACCTATCCTTCTGACAAGAATAATTATATTATGACTGCCAAGGATGGTGCAAACTGTAAAAAGTTAATAACATGGCTAAAGAAGGTATCTGCGAGTGAGCAGGCACCAGACGAAATGGTGACAATGTTTACAACGGCTGCATGGCAAATTAGCGATAAATGGCTTAAAGCCAATTTTACAATAAGCAATATCTACTCCCAAGCAAATAATATCTACACTAAATTTATGTATTCCAACCCAGCCGCACAGGAGAAGCGGAGGCAGGAGGAAATTGAAAGACTTGTAAATGAATATCAACCATGACAAATAAAGAATATTATAAATCATTAATTGGTACTAAAGTTATTGATAAGCGTAATAATAGAATAGGTTATATTAATAATATAGCTTTTCTTAGTAAGGATTTTAAAATATGTTGGTTTAACTTTAAATATGAGAAAGGAGCTTATTTAGTACATATTGACGAACTGACAATAATAAACTCATATCAATTAACCTTAGACTTATGAAACAAACACCTCAAAAAAAAGCTAAATTTCTTTTCGTGCATTACCACAACCTTATTCAAAGCATTGGCGGTGAATTAGACAATGAAACCCTTATTTGCATTCTTGCAAAACAATGCGCCTTGTTTGAGGTAAGGCAAATACTAAAAGAAAAGTGGAACATTGACGTACCTGGTAGCGAAGATGAATATTACTATTGGGAAGAAGTTGAACACGAAATAGAAAGTTATGAATAATAAACAAGACCGCAATACCTATATGCGTGAATATATGAAACGCTACCGCGCGACCATGAACGAATACACTTATAAGAAGATCCGCGAACGCGAGAACCTACGCCTCCGCGCCAAGTACAGAGCCATGACCGTTGAGGAAAGGCAGAAATACATAGAGTACCAAAGAACCTATCACAAATTAAAACAATTCACTAATGAGTAATTTAACACAGTACCAACCGCGTAACTCCGACGAGCAGGCAATAATCTCTGCCCGATCAAATCGCATTGCCAACATGGAGCAAAAGGACGCGTACAAGCAAACATTAAATGTTATCAGCTCCGTGTTTCCCATGTATGGCATTGATGGAGACCTTGCCTTTTATGCCAATATAGCCAAGGAGATTGTAAAAACATTTGGGCAAATAGCAGCCAATGAGATTGAAATAGCTTTTCGCCTCTTCTCCGCTGAAAGCCTGGAACTGGATGACGATGTTAAATTCTATGGCAAGGCAAATATGCACACTATAGGAAAGATACTAAATGGCTATATGACTTACCGGAGGAAAATAATAGCAAGTCATGACAACGAAGTAGCAGCACTTCGACACCAGGTACAGATGGAAGAAAGAGGAAAGGCAGAAAGAGAGAAGTTGTATGCAGAATTTCCAACTATGATTAAAGAGTTTACCGGTAAGACCTTTGAAGATGTGCCGCTATACTGGTATGATATGTGCCTAAAGTTTGACATGATAACATACGAGGAAGGAGAGAAAAGAGCATTATGGGATGAGGCCCAGGCCATCGCACTTAAAGAGCCACCAGAGTCATTAGATCTTATGACCATCCGCAGCCATGCCAAGAAAATAGAACAGGGCAACATGAAGAGGGCTGTAGTAATCGCTCAGAAGTTGGCAGTGTGGAGGAAAGTGATAAAAAAATGAAAATAATTATATTATAATTGTGTATATTAATTATATACTTTGTATATTTACGAAACAAATAAATTGTTCACCTTAATAAAAACAAACATGAACGACATTAGCAAACGATTTGCATCCTACCTTATGGATGACTACAAGATTAAAGGCACAACAGAGGAGGATGTTGACAAAGCTATTAACAAAATCTTCCGTTATGAATTACTTGACGATGCCCAGCAAGTGTTATTTAACGAAATCATGACAGAAGCACTGGATGTGCCTTGGATAGCGGAGCAGCTCACAGATGTGTGGGATAGATACGAGCAAGAAATTATTGACTGCAAAAAAGAAGATTATGAAAATCGTTAAAGGTGTTGTAAAATATGGTGCAGGTGCGCCAAGGGAAGGACAGTATGGGCCTTCGATAAACATCCTTGTAACTCTGGAAGATCAAAGCCAAGTGCGAGTTTACGGAAAGCCTGGCGATGTGATAGAAAGGTACAAGTCTGGGCAAAACATACAGCTAATAGATGACAAAGGCAAATACAAGGTAGTTGAAGATGAGCAGCAAACAATGCCAGCACCGACTGGAGTAGCAGTAATTGATCAGCAAAACGAAAAGCCAGACTTGGCTGCATTGGTCTTTGAGATGTCTGCTATTTACTCACAGGCATACATTGACATTTACAATAAGATAAGTGAGGCTGGCGTGCCGCATGAGAATGCAACGGCTGCGACAAGCACTATCTTTATACAAGTATTTCAGAAATTGAGGTGAATGACTTATAATGAGGCAGTAACTGCGCTGCCTCTTTTTTAAAAACTTAAAAACAAAACAAATGGCTTTAGATAGAAAAACACCCTTCAATGTTTCATTTTATGACCATGAACAAGAAAAGATACAAAGCTGGGCATTAACTGGCAGTTCAAGATTAGCTTTATTAGTACATACTATTTCATTTCAAAAAGATAAAATAGAAGCTAACAATATAAATAAAGAAGAAATAATTAAATCAGCATTGGATTATCTTATTCATGATTTAAAGAAATTTTTAGAAACACCTTACACAACAGAAGACAATGCTTAAATTACCACGACCACACCTTTCTATCTCTCAAATTAATCTCTGGGAGTCCGATCCCTCTGCCTACATGAAAAGGTATTTCCTAAACATTCCCGATGCACCATCTCCCATGATGGAATTTGGCAAGCAGTTTGCCAGTGACATTGAGGATTATTTTAAAGGTGAGCAAAGAGATTTTAACTTTCCACCTAACTTTTTACAAGACATTTATTTATATCCTCATGTAGAGTATAAATTGGAACATGATTTTGGAGACTTTAAATTTATTGGCTACATTGACAATGCCTCTGAAAACTTTGAGATTATCCGAGACTTTAAAACAGGCACTGCTGCCTGGACACAAGATAGATTAGAAAATAGTTTGCAGATGCAAGCGTATAGTTTAATACTATTTAAGCAGCAAACAATACTACCTACTTGTTTTATTGACTATTACAAGACAAGAATAAAAGGTAAAACTATGGAGTGGACAGATGTGCATGAAACATATCAGCACACCTTCACCATGCAAGACTTGGCAAAGACAGAGATAAGGATAAGGAAAGCAGCGGAGGAAATAGCGGAAGCCTATGAGCTGCACTGTAATGAAGAATTATCTGCAATTATTAGCTGCTATTTAGAGTATGACAATAGTGTTAAATCCTTTACAGAAAAAAGAGATAATTATAGAAAGCAAATAGAGCAGCAGTTGCAGAATAGTAGGTACATGGTGCAAGTTGATAACAAGGTATTAAGCTACTCTACTTATCAAAAGAAATCATATACTCATAGTCCAGAACTACAAGAAAGGGAAGAGCAACTGGCAGCACAGAAGAAGCAGGAAATACTTTACGGAGTAGCTTTGGAAGAAACTAAAACGGTGACATTGCTAACGGTAAAAGACGCAAAGTGAAAGAGTACAATGCTCAAATGATGGAGATTAAAGCCTTTTGTGATGAGCTAAATACTTGGATTTCGGTTGCACCAAGTGCTGAACACCTTGAGGAATGTGACCAGTACCTGCGTCAGTTATCCGCTTACTATTCTCGTTACACTGTTATCTCTGGCATGAATGAAAGTATATATAGCCAGCTACTAATGATGTGCATCCGCGACATGGCAGAGGAGGAGTATAAAAGAATAAAACACTCCTCTACTTTGACAGATTACTATGTCAAGGGAAAATATCCCAAGGCCACTGCCATCTTTGAGCAATGTAGAGCGGTAAAGCAGTTGTTACTCATAACCAGTGATAATTACCGAACTTTATTGAGTTCGTTTCGTCAAGAAAGAATATTAGTAGGTCACATGACTACTTAAAAATATTTGCAGACCTCGGGTTTAGGTGATTGTTATTTTCCCTTTGATTAAACATTTCTTTACACCTAAATGCGTCAGAGGATGAATTGGCAGCCTGGAAATAGACAGGCATTTTTTTAACATATCGTTGAAACCAACAAAATTATAAAATGAAAAATTTAAAATCAAAAGAATCTAAGGTTGGTACTTTGTCAACTTGTAAATGTAATTATATTTTGACAACGGAACAAGGACATAGAGTGATTAAATGTTTAAAATGTGGTGATGTAAAACCTATTTAATAAAATAGTCAGGTGGCGGAATTGGTATAGCTATAATGTAGAACGTAAGCACACGACATGAGTATTCTACATTAGAAAGTCGCGTCGTACAGGTTCGAATCCTGTCCTTGCACAATTAAGATAGAAATATGAGAATCCTAAATTGTACAAAAAATATCCATATTGACAGCGCGGAAAGACGGCAATTATAAATCATATCGTTGACATAAACAAAATGATAAAATGGAAATAGAACTATTAGAAATATTTGGAAATGATGAAATGGTAGTCAATGCGGCCAGGGTAAGCTATGGCAAGGACGCAAGCAATTACACCAGTGGCAAAAACAAAAGCCTAATAAATTACCTTGCCTCACACGGTCACACTTCGCCCTTTCGCCATCCACAATTACAGTACCGGATAACTTGCCCTATCTACGTTGAGCGGCAGTTGTTCAAGCACCAGGTTGGATTAACGGCAAATAGTATTTCTGGCAGATATGTTGATTTTTCCGATACATACACTAAGGTAAATGTATGGAGGAAACAAAGCAAATCAAGTAAGCAAGGCAGCGATGGTATGTTGTTTACCGATGTGGCAGAGAAGGCAAAGTTTATAGAAGACCAAATGATTGACCATGCTAAAAGAGCGTATCACACCTTAATAGAACTTGGCGTATCAAAAGAACAAGCGCGTACTATCCTACCGTTAAATTTAAATACTACCTTTATCTGGACTGGATCGCTCTACGCGTACATAAATATGTTTAAGCTACGCATTGACGCAAATGCCCAAGCAGAAACAAGATATATAGCCATGGAGATGCTGCATGAGTTAAAACTTACAAATAAATTTATATTATCTTTAGAAGCATTTCACCTATGAAAGAAGCAATTCGACACAATGAAAACAAACTACGCTACGACCTTTGCCCAGCCATTGCCCAACGGGAATATGCCAAAGTATGGACACAAGGACTTGAAAAATATCCTGCTGGTAATTGGGAGAAAGGCTTTCCCTTCTCTGTTGTGATTGCCTCCGCTATGCGTCACCTGGAAGCAATGCGACTTGGTGAAATGATTGACAATGAAAGTGGATTACTGCACTCCGCACACTTAATGTGCAATGCTGCAATGTTGACAGAGTTTTATTTTACACATCCAGAATTAAATAATTTAAAAAAATGAGCAAACTAACCGCTGTTGAAATTTTAGAATTAAAATTACTTGGAATTGTTTCTTTTGATTCAGAAGTCCTTAGAAATAAATATAAAGAGCAGTTTAAAATTGCCAAAGAAGTCGAAATGCAACAAATAATGGATGCTGTTAATTTTGGAAATGCATTTAATGGATGGGCGTTAAAACATGAATTTAAAAAATATTACAACGAAACTTACAAAAAAGAAGACAAATGATTTTAACAGACAAGACCATCTTTGATGAAATAGCAGCTGGCAACATTGTCATTGAGCCTTTAATAGAAGCAAACATTGGTACAAATAGTGTTGACTTAACACTAAGCAATACTTTGCTAATGTACACTGACAATATTCTTGACACCAGGAAGAAGAATGCTTATGCTCCTTTTATTATTCCAGAAGAAGGAATTATTTTAAGACCAAATGTTTTATACCTTGCCTCAACTGTCGAATATACCGAAACCTTGCGCCATGTTCCAATTATACAAGGTAAATCAAGCCTTGGAAGATTAGGATTATTTGTCCATGTAACGGCAGGCTTTGGAGATGTTAATTTCAAAGGGCACTGGACACTGGAGCTTGTGGCAGTGCAGCCAATTAGAATATATCCTTACATGAAGATTGCCCAAATTTGCTACCATGATATTTCGGAAATGCCATACACAGACTATGCCAGTAAGGCAGATGCAAAGTATAAAGACCAGGGCAAAGATCCTGTCGCAAGTAAAAACTATTTAAACAGATAACCATGCTAACAGAACAAGAAAAACAGAAATTAGGCAAAGACATTGCAGTTATTATTGTAGCCATTGGAGGTATTTTAACTTTATCTTATGCCATTTATTTTATTGTTGACACTTTAAAAAAATGGTACTAATGGAGGTTATAACAAAACGCTTTATAATAAAGTACAAAGAAGGTATCGTTAGTGTAGCTGCTAATGATGTAGCGGAGGCAATAGAAAGATTTAAAGAACTACGCATCGAAACAAGTGCAAAAGAGTTAACTATTGTGCCAGCAGATGAAATGTTTAAGCGCAGAGAAGAACTTTTTAAAGATAGTGATTAGTGGTTTTTATAGTGGGAAGTATTTTATTTCCCACTTTTTTTTTATTTTATTATAATATATAAATATACTTTGTATATTTGCTATCATTAATTATTAAAACATCACAAACATGAAAAAGAATTTTAACAATCAGAACTTTGAATGGCTATTCCAGGACATTACTTCCTCAATGCCTAAGATTATTTTTACAGGTATAATTCTAACATACCTTATTACCGCAGCTCTTAACGTGTACTTCCTTCCACTTCCCCTGCTGCTTTCCATCCCTGCCTCTCTTATGCTCCAGTTTGGCAGGTTTGCTGTTGTGTTTATTGATTTCCTTAACCCATCCGACAAGCGCAGTAAATATCCTCCGCGTGTTGCTGCCATTGCTACGGTGATAGCTTTGCTTGAGTTATGGTTTAGTATTCAAGGGCAAACAACTGGCGCAGAGTTTTGGGCTATGTTTTTCTTCATTGGTGCTATTATTTGCTTTGGCTATGTTCTTGAAATACAGTTTATCGAAAAAGGCATAGAGGCATACGGAATAGGTGTGAAAGAGCCAAGGACAAGAAGGAGAGTAGTAAGGGAGGTAACTAAAACAAACATTAGCAGCACGCAGCCGATTAAGTTTACAATGGCTGTTTGTTTTATGTTAACAGTTGCCTATTTACCTGCACAGAATAATCATTTCTTTGCCTATAATACTATGAGCCTTGAAAAGATAGATAAGGGCTTATTAGAAAGAAGGTATTACAGTGAGGCTAATGAATCCTACACTATTGATACTATCACCTATGATTTACTATCTGGCATTAATTTGTGGGATGGTTATTCAAGAACTACTTACGACAATACCATGTTCATGACCTACGGCACACAAAACTTTGAATACTTTCCATTAGCAGGTGTATGGAAGTATAAAAATAAATACTATGACTATATAGGATTACTCAAATTTGTAAGCAAATATTTTAAACGTAACTTTCTAAATAAAAAAATAACTTATGGCAAAATTCGTCGGCATTGACCCATCTATGAGGATTAACGGATTTGCCGTTTGTATTATTGATGAAAATAAAGTTTATTTTGGAAAGTACAAGAAACTTGCTGACTGGGCAAAAGACGCATTGACATGGGCAACAGACATAAAAGTAATGGTTGAAGATTCATCTTTACAAAATATTACCTTTAGAAAATATGTCGATGGAAAGGCCCGGACAAAGATCAGCCGAAATGTCGGCATGAACCAAGGAGCCAGTAGATTTACTATTGATTGGTTGGAATTGTATGGACATACTGTAAAAGGAATATCACCACAGGACAAAGGCAGTAAATGGACATTGGATTATGCCATGTCCGTAATTAAAGGAATGAAACTCGAAGTAACAGGAAACAAAAAATTATCACAAGATGAAATTGACGCTTTCCAATTAGCGTTAATATCAAAAGCATATTTCAAATGATACAGGAAAAAGTTATAAGAAAACGTCTTAACAATCTTGAAAAGATTTATATAGCTGAATCGCTAAAAGATAAAAATAGGCAAGATAAATGGTTTATGGGCATTATTGAACATCGCATGAAACAAGAGAAAACTAAACTATCACTTTTAAAAATAGGTACACATGGCTGTTAAAACGTATGGACTGGATAAAAAGCAAATAGCACTTTGTGATGCTATGATAGCAAAGTATCCAAAAGGAATAAGGACAAATAATGTGGTATCCTCCGCATCAACACTTGTATCTTTTTACAATTCCAAAGATGAAAGAAACAAACAATTTTACGAGTATATGAATCCAGAAAGAATGGTATCTTTGCTTTGGCAAGTAGTTAAAATAAACAACGAGAAAGAGGATGTCAAAGAAGCTGCGGTTAGAATGTTAAATAAGTTATTGCAGGATATAGTTGTTAATTAGTGTTTGTTGATGTTTAAGGTGTCTAAGAGGCGCAAGAGAGATACTTGCGCCTTTTTTATTCCCACACTACACCTTGCTGCACTGCGTAGTCTAAGATGCCCTTTGCGTGCGCTTTAGCAATACTCTGTTGCCAATTAACATCTATCATTAATCCAGCATCAGAATAATTAGTAAAGAATCCATTTTCCGACAATACAGCAGGCATAGATACACCGGTAAGCATTTGAAACCTTGCCTCTTTGTCTAAGTCATTGTCTGTATAATCTGCCCTATGCACCCAGCCTGGTGTACTACTCTTTACCTGCTCACCAATACACGTTGCAAGAAGATCCGACTTTGTTTGTCCTGGCGATGTAAATATCTCCCAACCTCTGGCAGTAGGTGAGGCAGCATTGCCGTGAATAGAAACAAGGATAGAGTGTTGAGCTGCTTTTGCGTAAGAATTGGCAAGTTGGCAGCGTTTATTTAATGTTGTGTCATTGATAGGCTCGTATATCTTTTTCACTTGGAAGCCATAGTCAAGGAGGTACTGCTCTAAATAATTAGCTAAAGAGCGATTAAATACTCCTTCGAAAAACCACCCATAAGAATGAAACTTGCCTGTACGATGTTGGCAGCACTTGGAAGGATAGGTAACGTATTTCTCTGGGCCCGTTCCATTCCTCATGCCACCGTGCCCAGCATCAAGGCATATTAAAAATTCATTTGCTTTCATGTTTTATATTTTTAAGGGGAGAAGAAATTAATCAACTCCCCTCGGCACTAAGGTAGCGAATCGTCTGCGCCTATAATTTAAACCCGATGAGCGAAAAAGCTGCTGAGATAATAGAAAATTTAGGAGGCAAACTCACTGAAATCTCCTTTCCTGCACATTCTCGAGATGTTTCCTTGATTTTATCCCAAATTATCTGAGCAAGTTTAATGTACTCTCTCCATGTAAATTTAACCTTGTTGCCTTCCATAAAAACGTTTACCTCTCCTGCAAGTTCAGCTACGTTCATTGAATAACAAGCAATGTCACCTATAGGACTCTTGATTGTGTCTGCGCTTTTTAAAACCTCTTTTAAATTAGTCTGCATATTATTTGTTTTTAACGTCTGAAAAATCTTGATATTAATGTCCCTAATTCAACGCCAGTAATCCGCTTGATGTTTTCCGCCACGCTAAATAATTCTGTTGCAGAGATCATCATTGCCACCATGTAGGTTATTGGAAATGGAATTGAAAAGGTATTTTTTGCACCTTCAAAAATAAGGATGGCTACAAAATAAACTACAATCTTTTCTGTTGTTCGATACAATCCTTTGCTGCTTATATTTTGTTCTTCCTTCTTTGCCGCTTTTATGCCCGTGATTGTGTCCGCAAAAACAACGGCAACCGTAAACAGCAGAAAGCCCTTAATAGGTATGAAGAACGAAGCAATGAAGCCGCAGCAGAGGGAGAAGGCAATGAACTCGTAACCTTGGTAAAAAAGTTTTAGTATTATTGATTTCATAGTTTTTAAATTATTAATTTGTACTTCTTTGCATGATTATCCAATTTACACCATCACTAACAAGAGTAACGGCTTTATTATTTGTTGGATTTAAAATAGCTGTACCTGTACTACCAGTAGGAGCTGAAGTAAAAGGTATAACATTAGATGATGCAGATTGTAATTGCCCTGTACCTGATTGACGAATATGCAACTCTTTGCCAGGATATGTAGCTGCACTTGGAAGAGTTAAAGTTGTAAGAACACTTGTATTTATATCTAACCATGATGTATTTACACTAACGGTAAAAGAGGAGCTTGTAGAATATGTGTATTGTCTTTCAAGCCAAGGAGTATTTACTCTACCACCAAATGTTCCAGTTGATGAAACATCTATTGTTCCTGTAAATGTTTTATTTCCTCCAAATGTTTGAGTAGTTGCACTTACAACTCCTATTGTTGAACTTCCAGCTAATGCCATTGATATAACTGGTGTAGTTGTTCCTGTTGCAACGCTTAAACCATTTGCAGGACTTCCTGCGCTAACGCTTGTCACCGTGCCACTGCCACCTGTTGCAGACAATGTGCCACTTGTCAAAGATAGACCTGTACCAATTCCAACTGTTGCAAATCTATCTGTAGAAGATAATCCTGCTAATCTTGTTGCAGTGTAGGTATAATCTTTAAATACTGCTCTTCCGTTAAATTGTGTTATACCCTCAAATACTTTATCACCACTAAATTGCTGTGTACCTGTTGATGTAACAATTCCAGGAGTACCAAATGCTGCGTCTGCTATACTTATAACTGGAGTAGTTGTACCTGTGGCAACAGATATTGCACCAGAACCACTAACACTTGTAACTGTGCCATTTCCTTTGCCATTAAAAGTAGTCCAATCTGTACTTGATAAAAATCCATTTACACTTCCACTTGCTTGTGTAATAGAAAATGTCCTATTTGCAGATAAATCACCTCCTCCTTGCAATGGTGCAGTTGTAGATATTGACCTTGTTAAAGGTGTGTAAGTCGAAGCTGCAACACCTGTACGCAAATAATTTGTCAACATACTTGCCGTGTCACTGACCAACAAGGCCGCAGTTGTATCGCGCCATAATCCACTTTTATAATATAAACTTGCATTTGCAGAAGGTGAGCTAATTGCTAAATCATGGAGCTCATGCAATGCGTAACCAGAAGCCACTCTTATTGATATTGTGCCATTGTTTACATGAGAATTAATACAAAAGCCTATAGGCATATCAATGTTTGGCGCAACTGGTTCTATATCTGTCCAAACACCTGCCGTAGTTGGAGATGGGTAAAGGATTGCTCCAGTCGCAAAGGTATCGGTGTTAACCTTTCTTATTTTTCCAAATGAAATAACGTAGCCGTCTTCACCGTTGCTTAAATCATGAGCAGTAATTCCTAATAAATATTTAGCGTCAATACTACCATTCGCAATAAACTTTGCAACGGTTATTCTTCCACTTGCACCAACCGTGCCATTAGCATACACGATGCTGCCTTTTGTAATAGTTGAGCCTGTTTGATTTTTAACAAGCCAAAAGTTTTTAAAGCCTAATTCGTTTGGTACATTGTCATTTAATCCAAGTACAACTGTTGCTAAATCGGAATCCCATCGCATTTTAGCCGTATCCACGTTGTTGGTAGGTACACCTACATTAAAAAACAATGAATCAACAGGCTGTGAAAAATTGTTGTTTACAATGACTGTATCGCTATTATTAAACTGCCATCCTCCTTTAGTTTTAATATAGCTAAATAAGACATTGTTAACTGTGTCAAATAGATGGTAGGCATTGTTTAAACTGCTTGGTTTTAATGCCATTGTATCGTTTGATCTTCCTCTAAAAACCAACCCATCGCCACTCGTCTGATAACCAAGTCTCTGTTTGTTCCCTGTTGCTGGATACTGGGCAAAGGCAATGGTGCAGGAGAGGAGGAGGAGAAAGGATAGTGTTTCTCTTTTCTTTGGAATCTTAATTTTGTTTATCATTTTACCTATGTATTTTCTTCCTAAACCAAGTGCCAGCTCTTGCACTAAAACACCTGCAACGCGCACAATGGCTTTTAAAAACTTTCTTTCTTTCTTAGGTGTAGGTATTTGTTCCATTAGTTTATATTTATTGCAAATACAATGTAATTACTTCCATCGTAATGTGTGTTAGAATCTATGGTAATAGTAGCAGGTAGTGTAATAGAATATTGACTATCGACTAATTTCTGACCATTCTGGTAAACATGGATAGCTGCTAATAAATTAGTTGTCGGCAACTTGCCGCTATTTTGTGTCCAGGTTAATATAGCAGATGTTGTATCAAGAAATTCTTGATTAAAGATAGAAACGGCAGAGCCATTTACTGTAACATTATTTATTGTTTCTGTAACATTGTTGTTTACCACTCCGCCACTTCCTGCGTTATTAGCAACATCTGCAAAGTCGCGAGGTTTAGATAAAACTGTTCTTTCTGTATAATTAGGCATCAAGTTCTATTTTAAAGTAATCACCTTGCCAAATCTCTGTTTTTAAATCAAAACTACCTCTTTCAAAAACGTAATATCCAGATGAATATTCTATGACCTTGTGAGGAAGGTAAGGATTGTCAACTGATAAATTTTGGAATGGCATATCTACCATGCGTAGCTTTGGTGTGAGCTGTCCGCGTATAACTTCATTTACTAATAGCTGAGTGACATTGTTAAAGCCTGATCCGCTGCTAACATCCCATGAGCTGCTATTTTCATAGGTGCCAGATTCTAATACTTTTAATCCACCATCCGTTGTTTTACTTGGCCCATCGCCAAGGTATGTATCAAGGCTAAAGACTGTGGAAGATTTATCGTCATTGTCAGAGCCATATTCAAGGATGTCACTTTGCCCAGAGACTGCACCAGTAGGAAGAAATTCAAGATAATTACTGCTTAATAAATATGATATACTAAAATTACCAGACACATTTGTTCCTGCCTCATTTCTCATATTTTTTAAGCGCATCTCCCATACATACTCTGCACTCTCTGGAATGTCTAAGGTATCAAATGTAATAGTTTTATAAGCAACAAAAGCAGCATCTGCTGTTATTGTTTCCGTATTAAACTCATATTCGTAAAATGTATTTTCCCAACTTGCAGCGTCTAATATAAAATTAAAACCATTAGTGTAAGTTACATTTCTTTTTAAATACTTATTTTCCTGCTTTACCTGTAATGATTTAATTTTGCCAGTAAAACCTGGAGATGACAAACTATCTAATTGTAATGTATCTGTGTTAGTTGATAAAATTACATAGTCATAATCACCACTTTCTGTAATTGTTTTTGTAACACCACCTAAACGTAATCTAAGGCTACCACTATTTTCAATATCAACTTTTATTTTAACATAATACTTTCTACCAGATGTAACTGTGAAAGTAGTGTAGTATGCTACCGTTGCTATTATTGTACCTTCAAGTATTCCATTGTTTATAAACCAACCGCTGCCCAATGTCCAGTTAGCATCGGCAAAACCTTGCAATGGAAAGCTATTAATAATAGATGCTACTTTTACGGCAAATACAAACTGAAAAGGCTCAAAGTTTACAGGATTTAAAGCTTGCGCATAAAAGCCAAGTATTCCTGTATATGATAATCTTGCATCTGCATTTGTAGCGTCTAATGTCGGAGTGATTGTTGTTATTGGTGTGGTATTAGTAGCATAGTTATATTCTACTCCTGCTAATAAGTTTTGTTTAGCAAAGTGATTGTACCTAATAACTACATTTTTGAGTGCAGGATAGTATGTCCATTTACCTCCACTTAACCTCATTAAATCACTTCCTGGTAAATTAGTCTGTATATTAGACATGGTAAAATCTAAAGTAAATGTACCAGATGTCTGTACTCCTAAAGCACTGTATTTAAAATATCTGTGAGCTGCAGGATTCCTTGCATATTCATTGACTTGAATAAACCAATATTGATTGCCAGAAAATATTAATCTTGCGCCAAATGTTTGACATATTTTTTTTAAGACATCATAGCAACTTTGATAATTATAATTATTCTTTGTGTCTTTATGATAAAATGCCCTATGCTGTATAACTGTTAATAATGCGTAATCTTTACCAGCACTATAAGCAGTTGTATTCTCATTCCAATTAAATACTGTGTGCAGCACTGGTAAGCTATTTGCCACCAGTTCACTCTGTACAAAATCAAGTTGATTAAGACAGTTTAAAATATGTTGTACTACTGTGTCCTGTCCATTGTAAGGCCCTACTGCACTTTTGTAATCCAATGTTTTCAACCATCCTAATCCATCAATGGCAGATATTTGAGCAACATAACCAATAGACAAAGGGATGTCCTCAAATTGCACCAAATCTGTAACTATATAACCATACCAATTAAAAGATACTGTCGTATTATCATCCTCATAAGCCGTAACATCTATTGTAAACCTTCCTTCAACAGCTAATCCAATATCAAGAAGTAATGTTTGTAAATCATTATTATTTATAAGTAAAGATAAATTAAATGAAGATCCAATAATAGGTGTAAATCTTTCTTGTCCTTGCTGGCTTTCGCTATCATATTGTAAGCCTAATGATATAGTATCAAATGTCCCAACAGCACCAGAATAATTACTATCTTTTATTGATACAGTAATCTTTCTGCGTTTTTCGTTATATACTGTCGTTTGATACCTAACTCCCATTATTGTATTCTACTAAGACCTTTTTGTGATCTGTTTAGCAATATAATCAAATCATTTCCGCTTATCCTTGTTTCCAACACTCCTCCAATGCCCATGTCTCCCATCATTGACTTTAACTTTGACAAAGGTGCAATTACTTCCGGATCTACACGACTGTTCCTGTTATCTCCAACAGTTGCCATAGTAGGCCCAAATGCCAACCCGCCCTCTGCAAGTTTTGGAGCGCCAATCTTCATTATTAATGACCTTGCTACACCACCAGCAGCAGCAGCAATAGCAGGAGCAATAGCCACCATGAAAGGTGATAATGGTACAGATGCTAATGCTTTTGCTACATACATTCTAATAAAATTAGCAATTATATCAGCAATGCTTTTTCGTACAGCTGCTGCAAGTTCTTTCATACTTTCAAATCCACTTGCTGCCAATTCACCAAAACTTAATATACTGGCAGCAATAATTTGTTGACCTTGTCCTAATGAATCATATGCACTTTTTGCCACTGGTGCAATTTTATTAAATGAATTAGCTACATCTTCATTTGTTTGTTTTAATCTTTCATTTGCGGCTGATATACTTTCTAATTTATCTGGCAGTAAATCTAAAGTCGGTAAAATTCCTATAACACCTAAACCTGCACCCATTGAGGCAGCAGAACCTGCTCCACCACCACCTCCACCTGTTGGAGTAGTATCACTTGGTTCTGTCGGCATAGTTGGTGCAGTAATACCACCACCGCCACCAGTTGCTTTTGCACCAGTGGTAAACAATGATGCAAGTTTGCCTTTTAAACTATCAACTGTATCTCCAATACTTTTAAACTCTGTAGCTACTATTCTTTGCTCCTTTTGATAGGATGTTAAACCATCAAGATTAAATAAATTTAACCCTAATGCTTTCTGTAGATAATCAATATTTTTTAAAACATTAGATACTCCTTGCATTACAGAGTTTTTAATGTTTATCCATATATTTTTAAAGTTGTCGCTAAACGCCTTCCAGTTATCATAAACATACAAGGCAATAGCACCAATAGCAGCAATGGATGCAGTAACTACTAAAATCATTGGATTGGCAGCTAAATAGCTAAATGCTTTACTTATATTTCCTATTGCTTGTACTATTAATTTTGATGCTCCGGCTAAAGCACCGTATGTGCTTATCAATTTACCTACAATAAATATAATAGGTCCAATCGATGCAGCCACTAAAGCAGCCTTTACGATAAAACCTTGTGTCTCTGGATTAAGAGCTTTAAATCCATCTACTAATCCTTGTATATATTTACTTAAACTTTCTGCAACCGCTTGTAAATTTAATGACTCATTTATAGCCTTGCCAAATTCTGCTAAAGATGCCGTTACATTATCTTTTAAATTATCATAGGTATTGCCTAAACCACCTTGCGCTCTTTCCAATTTTGCTAATGCAGATACAGAACGCGTTATAAATTCTTCACTACTTACACCTATTGCCCTTATGCCTTCCGCAGTCACTGTACCAAATTCCTCTTTCATTACACGCGCAAACTCTGGCAACCTTTCTTTTATCTGATTAAGATCTTCTTGCGTTACCTTACCAACTGCACTTATTTGACTTAATGCCAATGTAACTCCGCTAAACTGTTCAGCTCCTCCACCAGATCTCGCTACCGCATTACCAAACTGTGTTATAGTTTCCCTTGCTGCATCGGCAGACATTCCTACACTTTGCAAGGAGGCAGAAGCCTGCACAACTTGCGGCAAAGCAAGACCAGGATTCTCTGCAACTTTACGAAGTTTATCTAACTCCTCCTTTGCTCCTTCACTTGTACCCATGATGGCAATCAATCCATTCTCCAACTTCTCCATGTCGGCAAATGCCTTCAACGAAGCTGCACCGACACCAAGCAATGGCAGAGTAATAGACTGCGTCATTGTGCTGCCGATGTTTTGCATCTGTGAGCCAAACTTTGTCATTCTACTTTCTACCTTGCCAAGTTCACGGGAAAGGCTCGAAACATCTATACCAAGTTTAAGATTTAACTGCGCTGCATTTGCCATTATTACTCTTTATCCCATTTGTCAAAAATTGACTTGTCAACTTCTGTCAAATTTCTTTTAGTTGGTTTTGGATTATCATTCTCCCAAGGAAACTCAATCAAATCTTTAGGCTTAATTGACTTTCCCTTTGCCGTATGAACATTTAATAAAAGTGTTGTTTGCCACCTGGCTCTTTCCCACTCAAATTGCTGCTCTATTTCAAATTGGTTATTATAACCTTGCATGGCTATAATAACCTCTCTCAATGTCATTTCATAGTATTGCGGAGGATGGAATCTAAGGACTCCAAAACAAAATCTTTCGATGTAGTCAAGTGTTAACTCACCTCCTCCGCTATCTCGTTTTTTCTTTCCGGATCTTCTGGTACTGAAATCTCATTTGTTATCAGCTCCGTTATCCTATTTATCCCTCCCTTGTCTAAATCTACTAAGTCGCAAAACTTTTCTAAGGTATATGGGCACTTCTCACCCTTTGCCTTGTAACCTGCCTGCACACCAGCAAAAGCAAGTTCAAGAGCAAATAAGAGGTCTTCGCCAAGTTGGGAGAGGTCGCTAAGTTTTAGATTCCTCTCCCGTAAAAATGTACCTAACACGAACATACCAAACTTAACTGGTATGTCCGCATTAGCTATTTTTATTGTTTTCATGTTA